ACAAAGTATCCACCACCAAGATAAGTTAAAGTGAATGTAGTTAATGTAACACCTGTATCACTTCCATTGTCTTTATCAACAGCTATTGATGGACTATATATTATATTTCCACTATCATCATCAAATGTAACATCATTTTTACCAATAATAAAATTAAATTTATATGATTTCCCTTGTATAGCATATTCACTGTTGCTGTCTTTTGTCAGAGCAATAGTAATTTGATTATCATCCTGTGGATAGAATGTAAATATATCATCACTAAACAAATCAATTGTTATTGTCTTGTTGCTATCCTCTGTATAGAAAACACCACCACCTGAACTGCTCGGAGCGTCTACTAATGTTAATGCTGTTCCATTACTATCAACTGCAACATATTTATTAGCTGTCAATGTTGCTGGTGTATCTGTTAGCTCTGTGAATTTAATGCCAGTTTTAAAATCAAGTCCATCTTTGTTTGCGTTTACAACAACAAAATCTCCAGCATTGTTGTATTGTGATGGAGTATCAGTTAAATCAGTAAATTTAGTTGCTCCTGAACCTGATGAAGCGTCTATAAATACAAGCCCATCTTCACTATCATTTACTGCAACAACTTTGCCTTTGTTTCCTGAATAACTTGATGGTGTATCTTTAAGCTCTGTAAAGTTTGTATCACTACAAGGCTTACCGTCATCACCTACAAATTTTATAGCTGGCGTCCAATCACCAGTGTCTCTTTTGAATGAAATATAAATATCTCCATCTTGATAATTGCTATGCCAATTTTCACCATCGGCACTGAACCTAACATATACTGTCTCATCTGTTCCTGTATTACCTGCAAGAATATCAGCTAACAAACCTTTATAAGCATTATTGTAATTCATTACAATGATAGATGATTTTTGACTATATTGAGAGAATGTTTGGTCTAAATTAGCTAATGTGTCGTATATAACAGCATAAGCTAATGCGTCATCTATGTCAAGCTCTTCATTGTTATCAGAACACGTAGGAGTTTTAGGAACTCTTACAAACTTATCTTTGCTTACAAGTTTCAATTCAGTTGCTGTTGAGGTTGCTACATCTTCAAGTAAACTAATAGGAACTGTTTGCAATGCAATATTTATAAGGCTTAAACCTAACTGGAAACATTCATCATTTTTAGTTATATTCAACAATGGAGACGACTTATATCCTATAACATTACCGTTGCTATCTTTAATTTGATTATCAGGATTTTCTTTATAATCATTAACTGCTTTTTGAACTATATTATCAATTATGTTTAATGCTGTGCTTGTTTTCATTTATACTCCTTTTATAATGCTGTTGCTTGAATTTCTGCTATTTTCAATTGTGTGCTACATTTACATTTTTCTATCTCAAGATTAACATCTAATGCTTTAAGAACTGCTAATGCTTGTTGTTGTTTTAAATTTATCTCTTCTTTTGTTAAATCTATTTGGTAATCTTGTAGCTCTAATTGTTTTGTTTTTAAGTCAATCTCTTTTTGCATTAAATCATATTCTGCTGTTACTGTATTTTGTTTAAGATTTTCTACTTTTGTTTGAGCTTCAACAAGTTTGTTTCTTGTTTGTATCTCTTCCACTTGAGCCGTATACAGTGGAAGTTTAGCTTTTTCTAACTCTATTTGTGTCTGTTTTAAAGTTAGTTCTTGTTGTTTCAATGGAATTTCTTGCTTCAATAATTCAAGTTGTTTTTGTTTTATTTCATTGTCAGTTTTTGCTTCATTTATTTTTTCTTGTTCTATTTTAAGTTGAGCGTCTTTTATTTGCAATTCTTTTTGATTAATATCTACTTGACTTGGATATAAATGTTCTATCCTGTATTTTATTTCCGCAAGTCTTCCTGCAACATCTTGATATTTTGCGTCAGCTTCTTTTGTTACAGCGTCTCCTTGTTTTGTTTTTAAATCTATATCTGCTTGCATAACTTCAAGTTGTTTGTCATTTAGCTCTTGTTGTAGAGCGATTTGCACTGCACCATTGATTGTCTGATTTATTGCTTGTGTTGTAATTTGAGCTAAAAGATTTGCATATGTTTGAGCTTTTACATCATCAGGTATTGAAGTATTACTTTCTAAAAAAGTTTTCATATTATCTATCGCTTCTTTTGCAATAGAGTTTGCATTATCAAGAGATAGCAAATTAAATGTATCTTTGATAACACTCGTGTAAAGGTCTTTATTAAAAGCCATCAATAATCCTTTATTTCTATATTTGGAATTTCTACATCAAGTTTAACATCTTTTATTTGATAATCGCCCAACTGTATATCACCTATCTTAACATCTCCAATAATTGCATTGAATGTAGAATTTAATTTAATGTCACCATCCATAATTATATCATAGTCTGTAATAAATTTCTGTTTATTTAAGATGATATAATTTTTAAATATCTTTATAAAGATATCATCTTTTGTATATGGAATATAAAAAAATTCATCTACAATATTCTTCGCTTTACCGTCTTTAGTTTTTAAATTGTTATTAAAAACTTCATATAAAGTATAAGGAACATCATATCCCTTTTTGTAGTGCAACATAAGTATATTAGACACATCACCTAATTTTTTAATTATAGACTTACCATTAATTCTTCCAAATACACAGCCGTTAAGCTCTGGTGCAATAAATTCAATCTTGCTAAAACCATTTCCGCTTTTAACTGTATAGTCTATATCAACTATATCTTTTGTTAAATAATTCCATCCTTTAAGATAAACTGATTTGACATCATTTGTCATAACAATAATTTTAGCAAGACGCCCTCGAAAAAGAGCTTGTGTGTCTATTCTCATTAGTATCCTTAATATACGATACCAACTCCATCAGGTGCGTCAGTATCATATGTTGAATGTTCTACTGCATTAATAACAACTCTTTCTTCAGCAATTATACCATAATCATAAGCTGTAATTCTAACTAAGTAATCACCTGCTGTATCAATACTAAATGTTGGAGTTGTGTAAATACCAGTATTACCAGCTTGCTTAATCTCTGTTCCAGCACTTACATTAGCTTTTAATGGAGTTTTTAAGTATGCTTTTCCATTAACAAGTTTTAAAACAAGAGCATATTTGCCAGTAGCATACTCAATTACATCTCCCTCTTGAATAGTATTAGCACTATCACTTGGGTCATATCTTAAAATTCTTGAACCAGCAAATGCGTCAGCTGTAACTTTAATAACGTGTTTATCAGCGTCAGCTATTTGTTTTACAGCTTCTGCAAAGCTACCATCTACTACTGTCTCATTTAAAGGATTATTTACTGGTGCATAAGTTAGTTTAAATTTGCTTGTATCTGCACCAATCACAGTTCCTTTTGTAGATACAACAAGATTGAATTGTTGATTTTCATTTTTTTGCAACATATCAACTCCTTTATTTTTTATATTGCAAATAAATTAAAATATAAAAGAAGCAAAAAAAGAAGATAAAAGTGTCTTAAAATCTTAATTTTATTTCAGATATATCTCTTGTTATCCTAACAGGAACGTATCCTGCTGACATATCTTTTTCAAAATTACCAACACTTTGAAGATAGTTAGTATATAGTAATTTATTTTTATGTTGATTGCTTGTATAAAAATCATAAATTTGAATAGTTTCAAGGATATCTTTATCTGTGTATTTGCAATTAGATTTTACATTATTTCCATCAGCTTTATACATAGCAAAGTTTTTAGATAATGAAATCCATTCACCATCTTTTTTGTATACACAAATACCTTTTTTATATCCAAAGTTATAGTCGCCTGTTGTTGATAATCTGAATTTATATGGATTGATTGCTACATTTACTGCTTTATTATAACTTGAGTATATCATAGAATTATCAACACCAGCCCAACCTGATGGTGTATTACATTTTGATAAATCATTTCCTTGACACTCAACAATATAGTTTCTTTGTGCCATTACTCTACAATGTCTCATACAAGATGGAGCGATACCTTTAGTTTCAGTCCAGTAAATTCCAACTGCTTCAACACCTGTATCAATTTTATTCATAGAAGCATTATCAAAGTTAATCTCGATTAAATCTCCATTCTTACATAAGATAGTTGCTACATTTGCATTTTTTTGTAGAACATCAACAATAGGACTATCAATTAAATATATATCAAAACTTTTTTTAGTTGAAGTATCAACAAAATATAGTTTACTGTCTTTTGCATTGTATGCAATTGCATATAGATTAGTCCCACTCTTAAATGGTGATAACATATAAAAATCATTAAACATTTTAGGAGCTTTTATAAAAGGCGATGTTCCTGTTCCCATCTTTATTGCTTTATAATCATCTTTATTAAAAGTAACAGTTGCATACCCATTTAATGTTTGCGCTAAATACACAATATCTTGATTTATTTTAAATGCAACACATCTTTCAAATCTACCAACAATTGTATCTTTTTTTGATTTAGCTAAATCTATAACTTCTTGTGGCAAGTTTTTAGCTAAATAAATTTTATATAAATCTCCATTTTCAAGCCTTGCTATTATTCCGTTTTTATCTACATCTATTACGTGTGTTTGCTCCCAAGAAAATTCATAATTATCATCAATTTTTAAATTAGGCTTTTCCCTAACCATATTCTTTATTGCATAAGGAAAATCCAAATAGTCTCCACCAAAATTGTTTTTATCAAGGCTTGTTACATCATTAATTTTAATTACATCATCTTTCTCTGTTATAAAGAAAAATCTTTTTTCAGTGTATCCTGCACTTATATAATTCATAACAGGATACAAAAATCCAAAAGTAATATTGTTTAAGTAATAATTAACATTACCTCTTTGAAATAATTTAGCTGGAAAAATTATATTTGGTCTCATTTTATTTCCTTTACCAATTTAATTTTTGAACCTGATTTTCATCAAGCAATGTTGCACCATCAGGTGTAAATGTATTGTATTCTATATTTTTACTTTTATCTACATCAGCTTGTAGATATTCAAAAGTTCCTTGTGTGTATTTGTCATCAGTAATTGTTTTTTCTTGTTTAGAAACTGACTTAATTTCCCAGTGCCACTCAGAGCCTAAAGGAAACAGAGAATTAGGCAAAAGTCCTTTTCTTGCTGTTGCTTTACCTGTTACTGCTAACATAATTTTCTTAGGCGGTCTTCTTAGATTAACAGCAAAAGAAGCATTCCCGATTTGGAATTTTATAGCTCTTCCTCTTTTAATTTTTACTCTTAAAGTTCCATCTTTTAACCATTCATAGTTATACATTTTTCCCATTTGTTACTCCTTTACTACAAGCATATCATCTATAATAATATGTCCGTCATAATTTTTAGGCTTAAATGTAAGTTCTACATAATCATCTTTTTCTTCTGAATTTACATCTACTGTAATAACATTATTAATCTCTGTCTTTTTAGGAACTATGTTAGCATATGGATTATATGTCATTCCTAAATCAAATTTATAGCAATCGTTTAAGTAAAATTTTCTATCAGCATTTTTTAATATATCTCTAACTTTTACTGCGTCTAACTCATCAGCCCCACCTTGATACCATTCTCCTGAGCCTTTTTTATAATTATCAGGGTCACCGTCACAATCAACTTCATTGTAAGTTTGTATTTGTGTATTGTCATCAAATTTTATTCTATAATTTTCTATCCTCATATAGACAGTTACAATATAATATCCACATTTATTTCTTGGAACTGGTTGTAAAGTTGAATGTTGCTCTAAACAATCATTAGCACTTTCTATATCAATATCACTACATTTAGTAGCACCTTTTACACAATCTAAATCTTTAACTTGATTAAATAATTCATCAGAACATCCACTGCATACTATTTTACCAAGTGGGATATATGCACTGTCTGGAACATAAGAATGACTATTATAATTAATACCATAATCTAAAATATTACCGTTATAATCAAGCGCCAAATTCCAATAGTAATCAACAGCATTAGTATCTTTAAACTTAGAATAATCAAGAACTTCTGATAAAACATCAATATCATTTTTAAGTGCTTGATATTTTGGTAAATAGTCTTTATTAAATTCATCCTCGATTACTGTTTTGGCTTCTTCTACAATGTTACCAACTTGAAAATAAAAATTGTTATAATCAACTTTTTTAAAGAAATTCTTATCAAAACCTAATATTTTTGCATTAGTTATATACTTCTTAATAAATTCAAATCCTTTAAAAAATGTATCTGTTACATTATTAACATTTAAACTACATTCAGCTAATATCTGATTTCCAAGCCAACCTTTTTCATCTAATAATTTTAGATAAACAAAATTATTAGTATCTAAAATATTTATATAGCCAATATTAACTCTTAAAGTAATGTGTGGATAAAAGTTTTCAACCCAAAATTTAAACACGCTTGCGTCCAATGTATCAAGGTCTAAGTTTCTTTTTAATGCACCAACTGTTGTATGATTTATATAGTATTCTTTAGCAACATTATCAAATCTGCAATCATAACATACTGTATTACCATCAACGTTATTTTCAAAAATATCAACACTGATGTTATTAAAATCAACTTCACAAATTGCATTATCATATACAAATCTTGGTATGTATCCATCTTTAATCTTGTTTATTACCTCATCAAGAACCCCATAATCATTAATATTTTCTCCAAACAGAAAATATTTAATTATTGATGAAGCAACACCATTCATTGCTATGTATATATATTTTTTCTCATAAGTGTTATTATTATCTCCTGTTGTATTGTTATCTAATTTTGATAATTCATTTTTAATTATATCTACAATATCTTTATTAATAGTCAATGCACTAACTTCTTCGACAAGAACTATTTTGTAGCTTGTAATTTTATTTTTTAAATAAAATTTTTGATAGCTAAAAAATAATTCACTATCAAAAAAATACATAATTTTTTCACTATTATCAAATGCAATGAAATTGCTGTCATTTTTGATAATGAAATTTTTATCACACACAGAAGTAAGCTCATTAATGTTTTCAAATGAAATAGCATTTTTATTTAATGTTATTTCCTTTTTAATATTAATTTCTTTTGTAACTACACTAACATTGTAATTAACATCTTTAGCTAAGAAGCATATTATTTTTGTTGGAACATAACTTGTATTAAACAAAATAAAATCTCCATTGTAATGGATAATTATTTTTTTGCCGTCAAATTTTTCTTTTATTCTATGGAAAAAATATTCAATAGGTGCATTTTCATAATCACAGCTAACATTGAAAAATATTGTATCTTTATCTAAGATATATACTCTTGAAACAATAGGCTCACCACCCATCCCACTATCAAAAACACCATTAAAAATAGTTGCCATTCTAATCATATCTAATGTTTCATTGTCTTGAAGAATAGAGTAAATCTTATCGTCTTCTACTCTAATTTCTATTCTTAAATCATTGTTATTATCTTTAAAACAAACATCATAATTATATTCAATATCATCTATATGTATTGCTGTTCCTGTTCTAAACGCACATTCTAATCGCAATCCTATTTCAGTGTTTTTTATTAACATCTCTTTATCTAAAAAATTCAGTTTTTTCATATTGTTCCTTTATTGTGAAATTGTATATACGTAAAACTCTTTACCTTTTAAGTTTTCAGGTATATCATAAATTAGTTTATTATTTTCAATTTTAGGTGTAATTTCATATTCATTTTTATCTGTTCTGATAATAATTTTTGCACCTATTTCAACAATGTTATTAACTTCTTTTACTTCACCTACAATAATATTAACTGGAACAAATCCTGTGTTATTTCCAACAAATGAAGCTCTTGCTTTTACAGCATAAAACTCAAAAATTTCACCATCTTTTTTATCTCTTAAATAGTTAGCAATTTTCTCAATAAAGTTGTCACCAGTTACAATAACTTTTTTTGCACTTTTAACATTGCCATTATCAAACATTCCAATCACATATAAAGGACAATACAATTCTTTAGTATAATTCACATTTGGAATATTAATATTGTTATTTAATTCTGTTACATCAATCTCCTTAAGATTTAAAAATACCTTTTCTATAAACACATCACTTATATAACCTTGTTTAAAGTAATCTTTTTTTATGTATCCCATAATAACTCCTTATATTTCAAATTTGCTTTTTTTATTAAATTTAGATTTAACATAATTCCATATGCCAGATTGCATTCCATCTTCATCAAAGTTTAAATAAATTTTACCATCGGCTACACTTGGATTAAATGGTGTTTTGTCGTATCTTGCAACTCTAACTGGATAAATTTGCTTTGCTACTTTTTCTGCACCAATATAGTTATAATAATAACTTTCAAACGACACAAACTCTTTTTCAAACAACTTAAACACATCATAAATTATTTCTCTTACTTTTTGTGAATTAAAAAGATAAGGTGTATGAGTTGCATAATTCAATCCATACAATCCTTTAGATTTAACATCATAAAACATCTCTTTTAATTTCTGTTGATAATATCTGTTTCCCCAATTAGTTATTTTGTTGAGGTCTTGTAGATAGTAAATTTGTTTAAAAGTTTCTTGTGTAACAGGTTGCAATAGATAGATGTCGTCATTAAATAGAATAAATTCATCTACAATATTTGACATTATATCTATTGCGTGAAGAGAGTTATGATATCTCTTATCACATTGTGAATAATAGATATATCTCACTTGTTTTGTGTTTAACCATTTAGGCTTATAACCTATTATAGTAACATCAAAAGGTTCTTTTATATTTTGCTCTAATGAACGCAATGAATATCTTAATTCTTCGCAATCACCAACTGAAGATTTTTTAAGTGGATAAAGAATGTGGAGCATAGTAGCTCCTATTAATTTGAAGTAGCGTTGCCACTACCAGAAGCATTGCTTGAAGCGCTACCTGTTGCACTTCCTGAAGCACTTCCTGATTTAGAAGCATTTGCACCAGCACTTCCTGAAGCACTACCATTAGCTGAACCTGTCGCACTACCTGAATTAGAAGCATTACAACCTTTAATAAGGTCACATAATTTATTAACATCAATTTTGCTTAGAATTTCATTAGCAAGAACATCTGTTTTAAGTGCTGGCTCTGCACCTGATACATCAATGTATTTATCTAATGCTTTATATTTTGAGATAGCATTTTCAATGTTTGATATATTTGCTGATAAAGATGTAATTTGATTTTTAACTACATCCATATCAGATTTAAGATTAACTACATCTTGATTATTGCTTACTCTACTGTCAAGCTCTTTAAAGTTATCAACCATAGCATTATAATTTGTTTCAATTTGGCTTAATTCATCTTTTAGGTTATTAATTATGCTTGCAATAGCTTCAATTGATTTGAAGTTATTATCCATCTCTTCAATTGTTAAAGGTCTCTTAACAGTTTCCCAAAGCGTAATATTTATTTCAGTTGCGTTTCCATTTGCACTTGCACTTGCACTTGCTGAACCACTTTTTAAACTACCCATTTTTTACTCCTTTATTTTAAATTACTTCAACTTCTGCATTAGAAGTTTGTTGTGATACATCAGTTTCAATTTCAGCTTTTAAGCTATCAATATTAATTATTTCAAACATAATAAGTCCACTATCGCTTGCTTCTAATCCGTATCTGTCTTTACAAGCGTCGCTAAACACTCTGTAAATTGATTTATTTTTTGCAAAGAAAACATCTGCAAAATAGTAATTAATATAATTACCGTTTTTATCTTTATTATAATCTTTTTCCTGAAAATTATTTAACCAACTTCTAACCCAAGCAATAGCTTCTGCAAAACTCTTAGGCGAATTTGGTCTAACTAAAACTTCTTTTTTTCTTAAAGCCATTAAAACTCCTTTTTATTATGTTTCTTCATCATCTCCATCGTCACTATATTCTTCACCAGTTTCAGCATTGCCTGTATTATTTTCAGGTATTGAAACTGCTTTTTCATCAACTAAACTAAAAGAACAATCTTGTCTATCAGTTCTTAAAACATATGCAATTCCATTTTCTTCATATTCCTCATTAGGATGAGACGTATAATTAGTTATTGTTGCATAAACATTGCCACTTTGTGTAATTAATCTCATTCCTTTTGGAACAATAACAATTGTTGCAACGTCTGTTTTTGGAATAGTAAAGTCACCGATTTTTAAGTTTGATACTGGAACAAATGCAAATCTGTTATTTTCAAATCCAATAGTATCATCCCATAAAATAAGAGCTACAATTAGCATTGCGTCCATTTCATCCCACTCAAGTGGTCTTCCAAGATTTATCCTTGTATTAATTGCTGGCTTAAGCATATCTCTTGTGATTAAGATACCTTTTTGAGTTTTAGTATTAGTATTTTCTTGATTATTTGTTTCTGCTGTCGCTGGCATACAAACTCCTTTATTTATTTATAATAGATGAAGCTGTTATACAACAGCCCCATCATCTTCACCATTAGCACCTGCACTACCGCTTGCTGAACCTGTTGCTGAACCACTTGCACTTCCTGTTGAACTACTTGAATTAGAAGCGCTTGCATTAGCTGAACCTGTTGCTGAACCTGTTGCTGAACCTGTTGCTGAACCTGTTGCTGAACCGCTTCCGCTATTACATTTAGAAGCACACTCTTCTTGAGTTTTTCCAGCTAATCCACAATCAATAGCTCTTGCAAATGCGTCAGCTAATTTGCAAACATCTACTGCGTCAATTTGAGCTTGGATAGCATTATCAGTGTATTCTTTTGCTTGAGCTGTTGCTGTATCAATTGCTTCTTGTTTAGCTTTATTAATAGCGTCTGTTAAATCTGTTTTAACTTGATTAATTTCATTTTCAAGTGTAGCTTTTAAATCACTGATTTCTTGCTCTAATTGTTTTTTTACATCATCAGTGCTTTCAGTTACTTTGTCTTCTAACGCTTTTACTTGGTCTTGTAATGTTTTAATTTTATTAGCGTGGTCGATTAATTGAGTAACAATATTTTGCCCTACATCAAACTCTGGTGTTGATGGGTCTGCGTCCAGTAAGCCTTGAATGGTTTTAATTGCGTCTTGTAATTTGCCAAAATCAATTTTTTCAACGTTTAAAACGTTTTCAATCTCTTGTTTTACTTTAACACCTACTTGATAACCAAAATGTTTTGATACTAAAAGTAGTAATTCTTGCAAGTTTTGCATATCTTCTCCTTATATAAAATTTTTGCAAATAAATTATAAAACAGTTATTAAGTAAAAACTAATTATTAATGACGCTTTGATTTGATTTATAAATAGCAATTATATTGTTAGCTTTTTGTTCGTAGTAATCTTTATTTTTAAATGATAAATAACTACAAATAAAAAATACAACTGCTGGATGAAGCTGAATATCTAAATCAATCTCTTTGTCATCTTCTAACACTAAAGGTTTTCTTATATATTTCATAATTTTTTTGTCATTACATTCTTCAATTAGCCTGAAAAAGTCATCAGGTTTTTTACCACAAGTAGTCTTTATAATAAGATTTTCAGGCTCACATAACATAGCAACTTCATATAATGATTGTTGTATGATTAAGTCAGTTATATTTGCATTAGAGTTATCTCCTAATAGAAAATTTTTAGCAAGAGTTTTAGCTTCACTATATGTCATATTAATCCTTTAAAGGCAAAAGGCTTATTTAAGCCCTTTACCAAAAGCAAACATAGATGGATTTTTAACCTCAAGTGTTAGTGAAGTGTAATATCTTCCAAATTTTGCTGTTTTACTTGTTGGAACTTCTTCAAATTTTGTAGGTATTTTAAATCTAATGTCTGCTTCATTTAGTTGCCCTACAAGGATTTTGTCTTTAAGTTTGTCTGTATTAAATAATCTGTGAATTTTTACTTTGATATCACCAAAGTCTGTTGTGATAACATAAAGTGTTGGGTCGAATTTTCCATCAGGATTTTGCATCCATCTAAAATAGTCGCCTGCAAAGCTATTGATTTTTCTTTTTAATGCTGTTCCACAAATAAGCATAAAACTTTCATTCTCAATATCTGCATTATTCCAAATCATTTCAATAAGCTCATTTAACTTATCATAAGTTAAGTCTGTTGGATTTCCATTACTATCAGCATAATCTTTTTTATTGTCTATATAATGGAAAATACCTGCCATCTTTGCTGGTTGAGAAGCTGTTCCCTCTGTATAAGGGTCTTCAACGCTGTCATTATGTAATCCAAGCAACGCATATTCTAAATCTTTTGCGTGTTCTTTTCCAACTTTTGCAACTCTATAAGCCCACTCTTTTTCACCATATTTAGCATTATCATTTTCTTCCCAAGATAATCCAAATTCATTTTTCACAATTTGAACTACATTGTCTTTCATATATTTTGTATCTTGAGTATCTTCATCAATATCTGTTACCTCAAGATTAGCATTTGCTTTAGCTTGTCTATATGTGTCTAAAATCCAGCTATGTTTTGGTGCTGAAATTTTTTGCCCTCTACCGAACCATTGTAAAAATGGAGTTGAACTTGCACCTTGTAATATTATAGCGTCTAATACACTCGGCTTTTGATTAACTGTGTTGTTATAACTTGTTAAAGGCATTTTTACTCCTTAATTTAATTTTAAGGAAATAATGACACATAAAAAAGATGAAAAAAAGAAAAAAATGTCGTTATTTTTTTGCGATGCTTAAAATGTAGTCCCCAAGAGTAATATCGTCAGCTTGTCCTTTTTTAACTTTGCTCTCTAAATCATCAGTTACGTTGTTACCACTGCCACCTGTCTCAGTAATTCTATCAGGCTTATTATTTGGTGTGATTGAAGCGAGAGCCGATTTTACAACCACTTCAAATGCTTCTGGGTCTGTCTTAACAGCTTCTGCGAGCTGAGGATTTATTTTAGCAAGTTTTTGAATTTCTTGATTTACTATATCCTCTGTTACATCAGGATACTTACTTAAAACTTCTTGTTTTACTCTCTCTTGTTTTATTCTATTTAACTCTTCAAGAGCTTGTTTTGCTTGTTGTTCTACTGCGTCTAATCCTAATAGTTTTTTAGCTAATTCAATCTCTTGTGGATTAGCTTGCATATTAGGTTGAGGTTGTTGCATTTGTTGATTTACTTCTGGTTGTAAATTTGGTGCAACAAAAGGGTCTTCTGTTTGTGGTATTTTAGGTTGAGGTTGAGGTTGCGTTTCCATTTGTTGTGTTGCCTCAGGATTTACTTCTGGTGCTTGTGTTTCCATTTGTGGATTTTGATTTTCTAACATTGTTATTCTCCTTTATTAGTTTTTAATAGCCATCTTGTTTTAATAACCTCTTCTACACTTGGTGCAAAAGGCTTTGCTGGCTTACCAACAAATTTTAACATAGGCTTTGTTTGTCCTCTTGGAACAAATACGTATGCTTCTGATAATAATGTTTTACTCCAATCAGCAAATACAAAAGCCTCACCTTTTAGCATTCTATTATATGCTTCACACCAAGTAACATATTTTGTTTCCTTGTCTTTTTTGTTATCTCTTTTAGTTGTTTGTGTTGTTTGATTTTCATTAGCCATTATCAACTCCTTTAATTAGATTTAGTTTATCTTCCAACTCTGCTTTTTTAGAAACTAAGATTGTTTGAGCTATATTGATTGCTCTCATAAACTCTAAATACTGCACTCTTTTTTCATCAGATAATTCAGGGTTCATAGCATTTTTAAATGCTCCCTGATATTGCAACTGCAAATCATTTTGAATATCAGCCCAAACTGATGTTTTCTGAATTTGCTCCAGCTCCATCAGTTTGGTTGATATCTCCTCTAATGTCTCCATTTGCTCCAATTCCTGATTGTTGTAATTCATTTAAAGCCCTTTCATATTCAATTTCTTCTAAGTTTTGTTCCATCTCTTTTGCAATAACATTTAGATTAATTGTTTTAAGTTTTTGAATATATAACTCATCAAGTATCTTTCTATATAGCATAGCTGTTTGTTGGTCGCCAGTTTTAAGTGCAAGTGTAAGATTTTGTAAAGCTGTTTGTTCTGCTGTTGTAATAGCATTAAGCTGAACGTCTTTGTTTGTAGCTCCAACACCTGTATTGATATTAACAAAAAAGTTAAGTTTTTTAGTTCTATCAATACCATAGAATAAAGGATTTTTATCATACATCCAAATCAGATTTACAATTCTTTTTACAAGTGGCTCAAAGAATGTCTCATTAAAACTTCTTATTATATCCTCTATCACTATGTTAGTCTCTTGAGTTAAGATAGTCATACCAGTTGCTGTATTTGGAACTCCTTTATCAACAAGCCCGTGAGCTAATTTAGTAACACCTGAAATTTCCTGTGCGTCTAAATCAATTCTATCAGTCGTTAAAAATGATTGATTTAGATTTGGCTGAGGCAACTCTCTAACTTGGTTCAAATCATTAACTTGTAAAAGTTTTTTATTACTTCTTAATACAGCTTCACTAAGTCCTGATTGTTTAGTTGATAGAAATTGAGGATTAAGCTGTTTATCAATAGCGTCGAATTGTTGATTAACAATTACTGTGTATTGCTCTTGCAAAGGAATTAATAAATCAACTAAAGGATATCCAAGAGCTTTAATTGTTTTTTCATATGGTCTATCAACTTGATGTTCCGCTATTCCAATAACAAATGGCAATCCAGCATTTAACTCTTCATCTATTCTTAGAAAAGTGTAGTCAGGTAGCATTGTTGATACATACCATTTGCCTTTAATTTTTCTATAAATATCAAATACTTCTATACGAGAATAGTCACCTAAGTCAGCATTATCAAATGTATCTTGCCCCTCGATAAACGCACCTATGTAGTTTCTTAAATTCTTTTTATTTCCGTAAATTTTTTTAAGCCTTGAAATTGATGTTATAACTCTATTGACACAAAACTCCATATCGAATTTATTGTTAGCGTTTGGGTCTATCCAAAAATCCCTTAAGCTAACTCTTTCTATTTTCAATCCAGCATTTGCACTCCAATAAACTTTTGCAATACCAGTTCCATAGACAAGCCCGTCTCTTATGATAGGTCTTAGAAGTGTATAAGTAGATAATCTTTTCATAGTCCATAAGTCAAAAATTTTTTGAAGAATATCTATAATTGCATTATCTTCTTCACTTGGATTAACTGGCTTAAGTTTTGCAAGACTGTCGTTTTCAAAATAAGTCCTCATAATAGCAATTAGAATTCTTCTTATTTTAGCATATATCTTTTTTGGAAGAATAACAGACTTTCCTCTTTTTTTAAGCTCTTCTAATTTCTCAGGCTCAATCTCATTCATAAATGCTTTTTCTAATATATCTAAATCATCTTTAATTAGCTCATAACCTTTTTTTGCTTCTTGAAATAAAGCTATTACTTGTTCTTGCTTATTCATTTTCAAGTATCCTTTTTCTTATTCTTTGTGCTTTTCTTATGTGAATTCCTAAGCCAGCTGATACTTGCTTAGTTGTAAAGCCTGCTTTAAACATCTCTTCTGCTATTATTGTAGCACAAATCCTGTGTGTTAATTTAATTCTAAATGAATTATATCTAATTGAATTTTCTAATGCAACATATGGCTTAAAAAAAATAAATAAATTTTTGACGCATTTTGAAAATTGCTTGCGAGTTGATTTCTTAATTTTTGTTAATTTATAAATAATCTCATCACTAATGTTGTGTTTCTTTAACATTGCATAAATATATGCTTTAGTGCTTTTTTCATAAAAACAGACTGTGAAATCTTTTTTGCTTAAAGCAACCTTAATTATAACTTCATATGGAAAAATCTCTTTAATAAAATCTTTATTCATTTCTTTGGTAAATAAAATATTACTTACCACACTGCACCCCCGTAATTGTAGATAAGAGGAACATAGTCTAATAACTCATCATCATCTATGCTTACATCTTCATCTACAAAATAAGTTTGAGCGAACGTCATAGCAAATGCGTCAGCTATATCTGGCGAACGCCCTAACTCTTGTTTTATTTTTTTCTTGCTTGTTAGCTGATATAATCCTTTCTCATTAATTTCATAAGTTATAGCTCCAAGTTCACCTATAAAGTAATCATCATTTATCATCTTACCTTCATCTTCGAGTGCTTCTTTCATCCTGAAAAACCATTCAGCACGTGCATTCATATACAAATCTTTTTGAGTTGCTTTGTATGAAGCCTTAACTGGAATTGCAACTTTTAATCCAGCTTTTTGAGCCATTGAAGCAAGTGATGAACCAACACCTATTGCGTCAATAAAGATTGCTTTAGGCTTAATCTTAGCTTTTTTATACTCTTGAATTAACTCAGCCAACAACTCTGGTAAATCAAGATTACGCCATACTTTATATCCATAAAGATATTTACCTTTTCTTTTGGCTAATACGCTTCTATCATCACCATAATCAGCAACATCTAAAGCCCATACTTCATCACCGCTGTTATCGTATTCATCTCTTGCGATAGCTTCTTCGATAATGCTGATAGGTATAACAACATTGCTTGTTCCTCTTGGGAATTCACCTTGAACTCTAACACGATAAACATCGCTGTCTTTCCCATATTTTTTTTGGAATGCAATAATTGCTTGCCTTGAAACATTTTCACTTTCTTCAGCATTGAATGTGAATAACTTCCAAATGCCATCAGGATAAGCAAAAGTTTTGTAGAAAAATCCAGTAGTTCTTGTTGGGTTACCAGCCATAATAGCATAAGAGTTTTCACTTGTTAAAGCCCCCTCAGCTACTTCAAATATCTTATCAGGAATACCTGAGGCTTCTTCTAATACAAAGAAGATATTATCAGCGTGAAAACCTTGCAATGCTTCTGGCTGTTCCTTTCTTGCTGTTCTTGCAACTGCAAAGTTTCCGTTTCTAAATACAATTTTCTCTTTTTGACAATCAACCTCATCAGCTAATAAATCTGGCAACCTCTTAGCCCATTTAGTAATCTCAGGGATTAAAATATCATACAACTGATTTTTTGTTGGAGCTGTCATAGGAATTTTAGCGTCATATTTAAACAATCCAAACCATAAAACAATCCAGCTAATAAGAGAAGTTTTACCTGTTCCGTGTCCTGATTTGATTGCTATTTTTTTAACACCGCTATCTATGGCTCTAATAACTGATAGCTGTTGCGTAGATGGCACGATTTTCAATATTTGAGTTACAAAAAATTCTAAACTTTTCGCACACGCTTTAAGGATTATCTTATCCTCTTCAGTAAGCTGTGCGTATTTTTTTGCTACTAACTCAGCTTGCGTCATCGTCTACAACCTTTGTATCAATTATTTCAGGCTCTTTTCCTAAGACTTTTACGCTTCTCTCTTTTACTTTATTTTCAACACTTGCTTTTGCTTGTTCTATAAGTTTTTCAATATCTACATCACTATCAGATTTGATTACATCTAATAAGTGAGTTACTTTAACATCAACTTCTTTTCTATCTACAAACAATTGATAATATTTGCCGACAAGTCCGATAGCTTTCATCTTATCTTCTAATTCAATGCTTTCTTCCATTAGCTCACCATTTTTGTGATAGCGTCTTGTGTATTTTTTCACAGCTAATGCTCTCTGGTCGTCTATCTCACTAATTGCTTTAACTGAACCATCAGGATTTAAAAAGTCTTTAATAGACGCATTAATGATTGTATCAAGAGTAACCATAACGCCAAACTTATCCTCAATGAAGCGATTTTTCATTTCATCAACTACTTCATTGATGTAAGTCTTTACAAATGGCAAGCTAAGTAAGAATGTTCCTTTTTTGTAGACTTCTTTGTTGTTGTAATTCTTAGAACTTGGAAATGCTTCTCTATATGCTTTAACAATGTTTTTAGTTCTAACGTATTCATAGACAAATTCTTTTTGAGCTTCACTTAGAGGCATTAAAGCTGGATTAGTAATTTTGTCTAACTCTTCTTTTGTAGCTTGTTTCTCTTTTATCAGATACTCTTTTTGCTTAAAAGCCCATAAACAATCTTTGCTACAAAACTCAAATCTGTATTGCTCTACGGCTTTGTTTTTGTGACAAAACTTACAGTAACTCATATTACAAACTCCAATAAGGTTTTGATTGCTTCATTATGTTGATTGCTTAATACTTTAACTAAAACATCTTTTAAAACAGTTGCTTCTTCACATTCATTTACTGAAACGAGTTTTATTTTATCTTGTATCTCTTCTAAATCTTTAAGAAACCTATCAGCTTCTAATTTTCTTTTAGTCTCACATTCACTTAATTTAGATTGTAACTCTTTTATTTTATTTTCAAGAGTTTCTATTTGCCTTATTGCTTCCTTGATTTCCATATTTGCTCCTTAGTTTAGTAGTAAGTTCAAATGCTTCTTTATAATTATCTAACTCACAATAGTAAATAACAATATTGCCAACAGCATATACTACTTCTTTTGTCGGCATACTTACGTGTCTAATCAAACATTTAGGCATAGTTGAAACGAGATACTCAAATCTCTCTTTGTCTCTTTTAAATGAAAAAATTTCATTAGCTCTCAATTTCAGCAACCTTTATGATTAGTTTGTTTTTTTTGCCAGCAATCTTTTTTACTGACAATTCAAATATTTGTTTGTCGTCTACATACACAATGCCAGTTAGACTATCAAGAATTGCTTTTAGTATATTGTCAATATCTTTGCCAATCTTGCCTCTAAAACAATATTCAACCTCAACTTTAACTTTGCTTTTTAGTGGCTCTTTTATTTTTGTTCTTGCAACTAAGCCGACAACCTTTTTAAATTCACTTCCAACTTTGGAAATATAAAATCTTGGGAAACCATTACGACAAATTGCACGCCAGTATGTATTAACTGATGGCGGTGTAATATTGTCAATTTCAATTATTAGTGATTTATCAGCCATTTTAAAGCCATAAAACTTAGTATTACAATAAATAACAAATAATACAGCCAAAAGTTATCTACTAAATGCTTTTTTATAATGCTAAAAACATTGAAATTCTTTAAAAACTTTTTGCAAAAATCAAACATTCTATTCCTTTTTTTGAAACATTATAGCATAAATACTAAAAAAGTGCTATAATATGTCGCTGTTATTTTAAAAAAAGGAGTATCAAAATGGCAAAGAAAAAATCTACTAAGCCAAAAATTGAAATCAATCCAGCAAACAAAGGCAAATTCACTAAGTATTGCAAGTCAAAAGGCTAC